TCAATTCACTCGCGAGTAGTCAGGTGTCCATACCGGTGCAGCCGGCGGCGGGTTCGGATCGGCAATCGTAGAGCTGATCATGCCCAGCTTCATTCGGGCATACATGCGGCCCACCAGCGGGCGCTTGCCGCGGCTTTCGACGAAGACCCACTGGCGTTCAATCAGCCAACGGCGCTGGTATGCCCGGGCCTTGTAGCCGGTGAGTTCGGCCAGTTCCTCGTCGGAGAGGATTTCGTTTTCCATAGCGATGCTCCCTGCCGCTGTAGTCGGCAGAACGTGGATTAGTTGTTTAATTTTTTATGAGACAGGTAAGCGGTGCGATTGAGTTGAAATTTAAAGGCGGCGCTGTAGCGCCTAATGAGGGTAGCGAGAGAAACCTCTGATGAGGTACCTTTGTAGTACGTAGTGGCAAAGCGCCAATTGAGAGCGGTTTTGTGGATTTAGGGCTCCTCCAACAACGAATTTAAGATTTCCGTGATGCTAGTGATTGGATGCGGTTCCACTACCCGATAAACTTTTCATTTTCATCAGCCAAGGTAGCTAGTGATCTCCTAAAAAATTTTGAGAAGTTTATAAAAATACAGCGAAATCCCCTATTGAAAAAAGCAAGGGTGAATTTCAAAAATAACAAATGAAACTCTAAAGGAATAGAATGCAATTAATTCTTCAACCATGCGGCCGTGCTGATGCGCGGAAAAATTTTGAAAAAACAATAAATAAGCCCGTACCTATTACGCAAGTTTTATCGCATATGCCCGCCAAAGAGCGTGACGGACTCCTAAAGGCATTTCCCGACGGTGTAGCTGTGTGGGGGGTTACACCAGGACAAAATCAAATAAATGCAAACAAGTGGGGGCGAATATCCATCGGTGATACCGTGCTGCTTTATCAGAATAAAAGGTTCTTCTTCAAGGCAACGGTCGCATATAAAGCTCACGCTCCAACTCTAGCAATGGCTCTATGGGGGGCAAATGATGATGGTGTCACATGGGAGTACACTTATTTTTTAACCGACCTTGAATGCGTAGAAATCGAGATAGGGCGGTTTAATTCTGCTGCTGGATATGCAGGGAATTATGTTGTACAAAGCTTTAATGTCCTTAGTTTGGTTGCAAGTGAGAGAATTCTAGAACGACTAGATCTTTTGCCGGGGGTTGGAGCGGTAGCATCTAGTTATATAGATATCGCTGCGGCTAAGGTTGCACTTTCAAAGTTGGATGACGAGTTAGATGTTCCTTCGTCTACTCGTAGACGAAAAGAACAGGATCTTTTGAGGACCATTGTCCTAGGGGGCAAGAGTGAAGAATCTTGTTCTGTCTGTAATCGCTCGCTACCGGTAGATTTGTTGGTTATTGGTCATATCCGTAAGCGGCACTCCTGCACTCCAGCAATAAAAAAAGATCTAGCTAATGTGATGCCTGTATGCCTTCTGGGGTGCGATCGTCTATTCGAAAATGGTTACATTTACATAGATGACAAAGGATTGATTCGGGCAGCTAAGCAAGTCGAGTCTATAGTTGAGCTTAGGTGTGTAGTTGATGGTTTGGTGGGTAACGTATGTGCTGCTTGGGGAACTGAGTCAGAGCCATATTTCGCGTGGCATCGGCGTCATCCACGAAAATTCAACTAGGACGGTATTGGTATGAAAAATAGTTGGTTGATTAACGCAGAGTTTATGAGATGAAAGTGAGTGAAGGGGTTGGGGCTGCGTTAATTGCTGGCTTGATAGGTATTGTAGGCTCCTGTCTGGGCGCATTGGTGGCTGGCAGTTATGCGGCAGATGCTGCAAAGGCACAAATAGACGTTCAGTTGAGGTTGTTAAAGTCGGAGACCGCGTTGAAGTTGATGGAATATCGGGCGGAGCCAATGGCAAATCTATACTCTGCAATCAGTAGGTTTGACAATGCCAATTTAGAGGGAGATGAGTTGCGAGCCTCCGCTAGAGGCGTTGCAGCCGCCGCCGCATCTTGTGCTGCCCGACTAGATGGGAAAGCAAGTGAGCTTTGCTCTCACATTGAGGGAGTAGCAGCAGATTTTGCTCACATTCCACCAGATGATACGAAACAAAAAATGTGGGCAAATAATTTGATCAATACTAATTTTTTTAGGTTGAGGGATGTTTACGCAGGCATGCAAGATGCCGCGATAAAGGCAGCAATAGGAGAAGGTGATTTAAATTCTTCGACTATTAGAGTGGCCAAAGATCCAGTTGACTAATCTCGATAAGATAATGATCGCATCAGTCTTCTGCCTATCCAGCGCAACAACGGAACGGCTTTGCTATTTCCTAAGGCTTTATAACGGGGAGCGTCCGGACACTTGTCGATTGACTGACTGCGCCAAGGTATTAGCGTGTAGTTGTCTGGAAAGCCTTGGCACCGCTCCCACTCAATTACGCTGGTTCGACGCACACCTCCGGGTTCCAGTACATATGCCTCTCTGTCATCGAGAGAACCTCCCCCTTGTACCGTGAGAGTAGGATGAACTGCGAGCTTCTCCGGCCATCCCGGCGGCCGATCCCTGCGAGGGCCTTCGCGCTCAAAAAGTACCTCGGTGGGATCGAATCCGTCTCGAGCACTTGCGACAACGAACACACGCCTGCGTCGTTGGGCCAAGCCGAAATATTGGGCGTCCAAGACCCGCCACGCGATTGTTCTTTTGGGTCCATACACACAACCAGCGTCCGGCCATTTCTTCCCTGAAGACTGCAGTTCGCAGTCTTCCCCAGCAAGCGCGCCAAGAAAGCATCCGAAGGCGTTGCCTTTGTCGCTGAGGACACCGGGGACGTTTTCCCAGACGATAACGCAGGCGGGCTTTCGCTGGCGGGCGCGAACATAGTCAACTGCATCTGCAAGCTCCACGTATTTGATGGTGAGGGCGCCGCGCGGGTCGGTGAGGCCTTCGCGCATGCCTGCCACGCTGAACGCCTGGCAAGGTGTCCCGCCGACGAGCACGTCCGGCGCGGCGATCTTGCCGGCCAGCACCTGGGCGCCGAGTTTGGTCATGTCGCCTAGATTCGGCGTGTTCGGGTAGTGGTGAGCCAGCACAGCGCTCGGGAATGCTTCGATCTCGGCGAACCAGGTCGCCCGCATACCGAGCAGCTTCCATGCATGGGTTGCCGCCTCGATGCCGGAGCAGACCGAGCCGTAAGTGATTGCCATATGGGGATCCTCGCCAGCTGGCGTTATTAGTAGACGGTGAGCGCTCCAGACAGGCGGAGCATGGTTTCGTTTTGCATGACCTACTCTTGAGGAGCAGTTCCCAAATCCAAGGAGGTCAAAATGTCTAAAGGTGGCGGCGGTAAAACCGGGGGCGGGTCTGGTGGGGCAGGTAAAGGAGGAGGTGGCTCATCTCGAGGCCCCTCAAGTCACCCCGGACCAGGCGGTAATTGGCCGAGCACCACGGGTGGAGTGTCTGGAGGCAATAGAGGTAATGCTCCGTCAGCACCAGGAAAGAAAGGCTGATTTTTAAGCGTAAGGTTTTATCCTGCCCTCAGCGCAATAGGTGAGGGCAGGTCATGCAGCCTGCTCTTGCTGCTCAACAGGCTTCGGTGGCCACTCGGAAAAACCAACCTTCGGTACCTTGGTTTTCGGATTGAGGATTGACTTTCCCTTGGTGTCAGTCAGTACCGCCTTTGCCCTGATCTTCAGATCACGACAGCGCAAAGTCTTGCGAGCCAGCTCCATGAACTGCTCGGCGTATTGAGGCGCGTCGAACATTGGCGAGAGCTGACGCACTGTAGCTCCCCCCATTATCTTCTCAGCACGCTTACGAACCATCTCAAGCCACTCATGCTCCGGTATTGGCTCGACGCCGCCTGGAGCCTTCAGGTTCTTGCGGGTGCCACTCGTTTTCTTGCGAGCCTCGGCGGTGGCGACATCAATGGTCATTCCAAACACAGCGAAAGTGCTCATAAGCATTCTCCAGGCATACGCCTGCCTCGCCGGCTGGCGTGATTCGTAGAAGTGGGGTATTTGTGTTCGGCCCGGCATGGAGCCGGACAGGGAGCGGTGATGTTTGCGAAAATTGTTGTGGGATTAATGATCGGATTTGTAGGTGGTTTTGTTGAGGATCGAGCGCCATCCTTGCGAAAGAAAACAGAGATTATTTCCGAGGTTTTACTTTTCCTTGTTGGGCTCTCATTTCTCATTTCATCATTCATGTTCGGCGCAATTTATGGCGTGATGGCGATAGCTGAAATCGCTATTGGGTACTTCGCATACGTAAAAGTATTTCGATCAGAAAAGAAACACTTTTAGTTTTATGCAGTAAGACGGGGCCCCCGGTGACCGTATGCGACATGGTGGAAGCGGTGGGGATGGTGTGGTCCCTTTATTTGTATTAGTGAGTATGGAGAGACAGTGGAAATTTATCGTAAAGGTTCGGAGAGCTCGGGCGACTGGGTCCATATCGTGAAGCGCCCATCGAAAAAGGATGAGCCGTGGCGCCTCGTTTTCGGAGCTCACCATTATGGCGTGCCTTACAAAGGCCCATGTGTCTCTCTTGTGCACAAACGCTGCAGAATTACAGAGAACGGTGAGCGAGACTACAAAATCGAGCTCGACTTTCACGAGATTGCCTCCATGCTCGATTTGTTGGCCGGGTCTGGGATTGATCAATATGGTCCCGTGCTCTCCGAAGCTCTGTCTGGGTCTGTCCGGTCTCTCAATCGACTGGTCGCCGCTGCGAGCGGGTTGCCTTTACCAAGCCAAGAGCTTGAGGACTAGTTAATTGCAGTTGCTAATGTCTATTCCAGAGCGCGCTTCAGCTGTTCGATGAGCTGGGTTGGTAGGCCGCGCAAAGTCAGCGTGCCACCGGCTTCATCGAACTTAATCTTCGACCCGAGCAGGTGTCGGCGTTGGCGTTGTAGCTTTCGTTGAGCTGGCTCATCAGATCGTCGCGAGCCTGGCTCTCGACCTGCTCGGCGTTATCGAGGAACAGAACTGCCGGGAGGCCGTCCGGTTTTTTGTCGATCTTGTGGATCACGCTGTGGAGAACTGGCATTGCGAATACCTCGAGCAGGCGCCGCCCTCCGTGACCGGTGGTGGCAATTTGGTTTGGGTTGGGGTATTACGTACGAATATTCTTTTAGCCACGAAGGGCGCAAACAGTGAGTAAGAAAATTCCCCAGTACGAGCATGACGAGATATTTCGGGGCTCTCGAATCCTGTCGACGAGAGTTAGTGGCCCGCATACGAAAAGGGCTACCCCTCTTAAAGAGAGCTATATGTACTATAAGGCCGAAGCCTCGGTTAGCACTTCTGAAGGGGGAGCTATTGATGGCGCGATCGCAAAAACGGAGATCATTTCTGACAATGTTGAAGAGGTGAAGCTCAAAGCCTTGAAGAAAGCTCAACAGTTAGCGGAAACGACTATCTGAGTCGCGAGTTTGCGCAATCTACTAACGGATACACCAATTAGGGTGAATTGCATTGGCCTGGTCTACGCTCTGAATTCGATTAAATTGAACGAGAGCGCCATGAGCAGTCAGCCAGAAGAAACGCCGGAAATTCGCCGTAATAAAATTCTCGCGGATGCAATTGGGCTTACGCATTGGGAGGTTGCGGAGTACGTCGTGAGCATTCAGAGGAAAGACGATAGTGGCGAGTACACTGTGTACTTCGGTATACAAACGCCGAAGTCTGTACTTGATAAAGTCGTTGGAATTACGGGAGGGCTTTTCGTCCACACCAAGCCCATTGACTTCCAGGGTCTTCAAACAACTAGCATCTAGCCTAAGTCGATTCCGGTCTTGCTGAACTCTTCAAGCAGTCGCGACTGCTTTTCGGTTATCTCAAAATCGGGTCGCGACATAGCTGTAAAAGCGAGCAGACTCTTCGGCAGACCAGCTGCAAAGGTTGATGAGGAATGTCGACACCATCTCCTGCCATTCCTCGAAGCCGTGGCGCTCGCCGAGGATCACTAGGGCATCATCAAGCGCCTTCGAAACAATCAGCGATCGCTTCTCGGCGCCGATGCGATCGAGCAGCGCCTTCTCCTTGGCTCGCTTGTCCTTCTTCAATTGCGCGTTACTCGTGGCCATGGCCTACCTCTTCAATTCCGCTGGCCGGCTCGTTACCAGGTGGTGTATCTATGACTCAACTCACACTGGCAGGAGGCCGACATGAGGTTGCAGAGCGATGTAGATGCGCTAGCGGCTATCGAAGAGGACGCTAAAGCGATGCTGAAACGGATAGGGCTGCCGGACGACGCGGTGAAGCTTGAGGTGGTCGTGTTCCTTCGCGAGGTGATCGACCTGGCCAGCTACATGGAGTCGGCGCATCGGCTGGTTGAGGTGCCGAACTCTCGATAAGGCTGTGTGCTGCAAATAGTCACAAAACTGGCGAGCTGATCCTCTATATGCCTTACTGCGAGCTCACCAGAGAAGGAGTAAGCGCATGTCGTTCAAGATTGATCGTTCAGGTTTTGACAAGCTCAGGAAGAACATCGAGACGCTGGCTGCCACCAAGGAAGTAAAGTTAGGGGAAATGATGAACCCCGAATTCATTTCCTCGCATAGCTCGTTCGCAAATCTCGAAGATTTAATCAATGGCTCTGGGTTCAAGTTCGAAACAGCAGAGGATTTCAAAGCCATTCCTGATGCTGACTGGGATGTTTTCATTAAGGAAAACACCGATTTCGAGAACTGGCAGGAGATGCAGGTTGCCGCTCACAGAGATTACGTGGCGGGCGTCATGGGCAAGGGCTTGAAAAAGTAGCTTTGTATCTGAGCCTTGCGGGTTAGATCTCGACGCCCGTCCTGGCGAAACGCTCAAGCTGTCGCGACTGGTTTTCGTTGGGTACGAACACCGGTCGCGACATTCTGACGAAGCGTTCCGACTCTTCTGCCGGCGCTGCGGCCAGATTGATGATGAACGTCGACACCGTCTCCTGCCATTCCTCGAAGCCGTGACGCTCGCCGAGGATCTGAAGTGCGTCATCGAGCGCTTTCGAAACAATCAGCGATCGCTTCTCGGCGCCGATCCGATCGAGCAGCGCCTTCTCCTTGGCGCGCTTGTCCTTCTGCAATTCCGCGTTGCTCTTGGCCATGCCCTACCTCTTCAATTCCGCTGGCCGGCAAGTTCCGCCAGGTCTGTCGGCGGCGTGTAGTCGCCCGGTTACTGATGCGTTTCATGAGTTGAACTTGAATCCGTTCTCGCTGGCTATCAGCGCAACCCGCTTGACGTGCATGTTCAGCGTCTTCGCGGTCTCGCTTATGGTCTTGCCAGCTTCGGCCAGCTCGCGCACCTTCGGGGCGATCTTGTTGCGCTCGACGCGCAGACGGTCGTGGTGCGGTGTGGATGCCAGCTTTGTATCGCCACTTACGCCACTGGGGATTTGCTGAGCTTTACCGCCGGAACCGAAGAAATGATCAAGTTGCTGGTTCAGGTTGTCGAGCAACTGGTCTCGTGGGTTTGGCATTGGTGCACCGATCAATGCACACCTTCCGCCACGCGATTCGCCTGCTTTTCGAATGCGATCGCCATGTTCACAGCTACCTGGTAATTGAAGCGGAAGGCCTTGGTCTTTCCGGTGACCAGATCAACGATGTGATAGGCGTTGCCGACCGTCTTCACCTGAAAGCGCACTTTCTTATCTGGCGCCGCCAGACCTGCAAGTCGGGCGAACTCTCCACGGGCTGCGTGGGAGCGAACAAACAAGGCGTTGAGAACTTCCCGGCGCTGTTGCATCAGTGGTTGCGGTTGCATGGCTGATCTCTCGGTGGTGGGGTTGCGTGTATTCGTCAGCACTCGACGCCGCCTGCTGGTTGCCATTGGGCGCAGGGGAGAGTGCTGACGAATAAAGGCAGGCGTAAAAAAGCCCGATCGGAACCGGGTTTTGTATGCCTCACGAAGACTTCCCTACGTGATCGCTGGTGCCGCCATTGGGCGGGCTTCAATTGAGCTATTACATGGCTGCCAATCCTCAATGTTGGTTGGCGTGAAAATGCAGGGGGCCGGGTTGTGCAGTGTGAACTCGTCCGCATTTGTGTGTGCCGGTGATGGCTGTTTGCTATACGATTATCTGCCATCCGATTGGCCGGCATAGGAGATGCACAGAGATGGCAATCAGTGTGAAGACCGTTGAAGAGCTTCGAGATCGACCTCTTTACCGTGAGTCACTGAATTTCAGTGATGGCTCACGAGAACTTCTAGATATACTCGGTGAATACACTTTCCCAGAAACGAAAATGATTCCGTGCGGAATACAGGGATGTCGGACACCGCACATGAGAGGTTTCTTAGTTGTTACAACTGATGGTTTTGAAACTAACATTGGGAATGTTTGTGGAAAAAAACACCTTGGTGTAAATTTCCAAGAGAAGCGGACGGCATTCCGCCAGAAACAAAGCGAAGTTAGAAATGTTGAGCAAATATTTGAAGTTAGACAACTGCTTGCAACTCTGCAACCTTCGCTGGACGATCTTGAGCTGCGATCTGGCAGGGTTGCCAGGCTTAAAATTTTCCTGAACAAAGCCCACCCACAACTGGCTCGCTTGATATTGGGTAGAGCAAAACTAGCTCAGGTCAAACTGTTCAAGACTGTTTTGATGGACGAGTCAGAAGCTCTGCGCCAGTACTCCCATGAAGTAGAGCCTGATAGCAAAGGGAACTTGGAGCCATTCGAGCATTGGATTGCTCGACGCCGCCCGACGAAATCTGCACCGGCAGGCGTTTTGGCCGGGCTCAGCTTCTGGAAGTACGATCTTCACCAATTGCTTCGGCAAGATATCCTGAACACAGTAAACGAGCTAAACAGACTAAACGATTTTGAAGTTGCTCAATTGACATCGTCAGAGCTGCGCCGATACGCGAAGTGGGCGCAGACGTTAGAACCTCGAATTCATGAAACGACTATGGTCGTCTTGGAGGGCGAGAGCTTTTTTAGCATTGAGAATATTGAGGCTCTGCGGCTGCTTGAACCTGATTTAGATCGCTCCTCCAGACGCGAAGTCAAGGTAGCGTTAGATCAACTCAAGGCAGCTTCGTCTCAATAATTGATTTTAGTGAAAGCTCAATAAATGCCCGGTCGTTCAGGGCATTTAGTAGATCTGCTTCAGATGGCAATTCATGCCACAGTTCTGCCAATCCATCTGGCAAAGCATTCCCCATGGCCGAGATAAATTCATCGCCAGACCAAGTAGCCAAGTGATAACCATCACATGAGTTGTAAATCAAAATCGTCTGATCGATTGGCGGCTTGATCCAAGCTGTTCGCTTAAAGTAAAAGTTAGTGTCACCCAACACATTTTTCATTTCGTGAACCTCCTGTAGTCATCCCAAAGCACCCTCGCAAGAAGGTGCTTCAGTGATGATTGATATCTCGTTGCACGTCTGCCGGAGTCCTCTCTCTACCCGCTGCCGCTACTGGCGTCACATCGGGTGGCTGTGCAACTTTGCGTGCTCTCATGAGGGAGCCCGGCCAGTTCCAGAGCTGGCATGGGGATCGAAATTTGTGTTTCGCGCTATGCCCGTCGCCGGGGATCGATCCGCGAAGATTCCTAGCTGTTAAAGAGCGGTGATGCCGCAGTGACTGTGTGTCGCTGCGATTGATATAATTTAGAAAGCTAAACAAAATTCGTCAACGCTTTTTTTAGAAATCTTAACAGTTTGGTAGAGTGCCGTATCTGAGAATTGGAAAAGATCAAGCCTTACGATTTAGAAAATGCTGGCGTATGCTTCGCAATAACTGGATATGCATACAGCATTAGGGGCAAAAATGGCGAAGGCAAAGAAGACAGAAAAGCCGGCAGTGCGGCATGGTGTAAGCGGAATTGAGCGCCTTGGCCTGCGTGTCTCATCGATGATCAATCACCCCGTGGCGCAAATTCAGCGCTGGGTGACGATCCATCGCCTGGATACGGATGGTGACCGGGAGTGGGAGGAGGTGCTGGGGTTACTAAACGAGACGGATGGCATCGACATGACTTTCAACGAAGATGAGTCGGTGACTTTGAAGTGGGAAGCGATCGTAGATGAGCATCGACCGGCTCAGGTGATGGAACCAGTTGAGGAAACAGCGCCTTTCTGATTGGCCACAAAAAAGCCCGCACTCGGCGGGCTACTTTTTACTTGGACTGAGCAGCTGCAGAGGCTGGCTCCGGCTTTTGAACAGGGGGCGTTTCTAGGGCTCGCTCGCTTCTACCCATCTGAAAGGACGCAACCATATTCGACGTAAGCATGGCATTGAAGCCAGCGATACCTATAACAATTGCCAGCACCGTGGAAACTGCGGTGACGATCATGGTGGTCTTCATAGACCCTATGCTGGATTTTATCTCTCCATGACTGGCAGAGATTTGATTGAGTGTTGCTTCCATTCTTTTGTCGCGTTCAGTTTGAACCGCCACGAAAGCATCAATTTTTGCGGACACAGCCTCGACTCGAGCGTCCATCTTCACTTCGATGGTTTCGAGTTTGGCATTGAATTCTTCGCGGGTAATCTCGTTCATTCGCAGAGTATGGTCTTGGAGTATTGGATTGTCATCCTGAACCTCAGGTTGATTGGTTTTGACAGGCTTTTGAAATGAAGCCGTGACTTTATCCAGTTGAGCTCTCACGTCCTCGCAACTCGAAAACTTACTCTCCATGTGTCATGTCTTCCGCATCGCGCTCGAAGAAGTCCAATTCAGGTTCCATTGGATTGTCTTCTACCCAAGCTTTGACGAAGCGCGAAAGATGGTGCCGGACATACCCGCACTCCTTGCAATGTATTGCAAAAGTGTTGATATGCATGGGTTTTAGGCCATCTTTCATGGACGTCACCAATCGATAAGTATTGGTGTCTTCACCTGAAGGGCAGATTACTGTCCACTCATCAAAGCCACACGCGGGGCAATCAGATTCTGGTGTCTTGGCTTCTAAAAAACGTATGAAATCATCAGAAGTGACAGTGAATACATGCTTTTTTTCATCCGCTGTTTTATTTTCGTCCGACATATCATATCCATAATTGTGATTGCCAAATCTGACAATAAATCAGACTAGGTGTGCGTTCCATACCAACAGCACGCGCGCTTGGATGAAGGTTTGATCCGCCCTAATCGTCTGTGGTGGATGCCTATCGTTATCGGAAATCATCCTGATCTGATCGTCACCCACCCACTGAAGCCGCTTGATGTAGAGGTGGCCTTCCCAAGAGAACATGTAAATTCCATCGCCCACGAATTCTCGGATGCTGATATCCACGAGCAGCGGATCGCGGTGCTTAATCGTTGGCGCCATCGACTGACCCCAGCCGGTGACCATCTTCAGATGGAAATGTTCTTTGAATTCGACTCCCATCTCACGAAGATGTTGAGGACTTACGCGGACATCCTGCAGCATCTCTGGATAGTCGTGAGGGATCTGGCCGCCGCCCATCGCAGCGCGGATGTCATAGTGGGCGATCCACACTTCATCGCCTACAGCACCTGGGCTGTAATAGTCAAGATCAATTACACCACCGTCATCGTCGGCCTCAGCAGCCGCGAGTAAACGTTGGCGCGCAGCCTCGGGAAGAGATTTCCCTTGTTTTGCAAGCATCTGCTTGACCATGTCAGCGGCAGATGCGCCAGAATCCAATCGGCTTTCGGACGAGGAAGTACTTGGCGAGCCGGTGCCTTCCGATAGCCAGTCAGGCGAGCAATCAAGTGCTCGTGCCAAGGAAAGCAAGTTTTTACCCTTTGCACCGTTTGTTCCGCTCACCCAAAAACTGACCGTGGCCTTTGATACGCCAGTCAGCTTGCTGATGTCTGTAGCGCTGAGGTTCAGCTCCCTCATGCGCGCGGTCACGCGATCTTTGAATTCCATATTTAGGATTCTAAACAATTCACTGTTTAGATAACTTGCCTTGTATAGTTAAGAACTCTAAACTCGCCCAAGACAATGGAGACAAACCCATGACCTACGACGAAGCCCTGAAACATTTCCGCACCGGCCGCGCTATAGGGGACGCCCTTCGCGTGACTGGTAGTCGGGTGTCGCAATGCCGTACAGCTGGCGGGTTCTCTTACCCAATGCAGTGCGTTCTGGAGAAAGAGTCAGGCGGCGCGCTGATTGCTCGGCGCGAAGACGCCCCGGCCCAAGCGCTCGACGACACGGCCGCCTAACTCGATGAACAAATGATCGCTCAATCCCTGCAATGGCTCCACGGAAACAAATTTGAGGTTTTACGAATGGAAGATTTTTTGAGGGCTTGCCACACCACCATTAAGGAAAGCGGGGCAGAGGAGTTGGCCGGGAAGATGTGCATGGCACACGTGAGCTTGCTCCAGCGCTCGAACCCGGACAACGCGGCGCATCACCTGACTATTGAGCATCTGTTCGGGATTTTGCTGCACACCGAAGACATGCGCCCGTTGAAAGCGTTGGCGGATCAGTTCGGTTTTGAGCTCGTTCCGAAGGATGCGCCGGCACCCAAAGAGCTGACTGCCTCGCTGGTACATGTCGGCAAGGAAGTAGCTGATCTGACCATCGCTGTGCACGAGGCTTTGGATGACCAGCACGTTTCATCCGGCGAGAAGACCGACATTCTCACTGAGATCGGACATGTACGCGAAAGCCTTCATTTGCTCGAAAGCTCGGTGAAGGCAGCTTGAATTTCAGTCACAAAAAAGCCGGGCTGCAACCCGGCTTCTTCAAAACGTAAAACACTGAGGGGCCATTATGAACACGAACGTCACCCCCGGCAATCCCTCCATTCCTGCGACACGTTTTGGTCAATCTCAAAAAGTGTCGCGACACACGTCATCTCATTTTGCCGAATTGAATATCGGAGCTTCGCTGTGAGCGTTCAAGCAATGTCATGGGCGCTGTCTTTGCCCACGCAAGTTCTCAAGGATGCCAGCGCACGGCACGTTCTGCTGTGCCTGGCCAACTATGCCGGATCGAACGGTACTGGCGCGTTTCCGTCAGCTTCCACCCTGGCTCAGGACACCGGTCTATCCGAGCGCACCGTGCGTTACAAGTTAAATGACCTGGAGAAGTCGGGACTGATCAAGCAGGGCAATCAGGCGATTGCTGCTGTTCACATTGATCGCCATGACCGACGCCCAGTCGTTTACGACCTTCAACTATTGCGGGGTGCAAATGCTGCACCCCGTTCCGAACGGGGTGCAAATGAAGGCACGGGGTGCAATCCACAACAGAACGGGGTGCAAGCTACGACAGAACGGGGTGCAGCGGCTGCACCCAATACGTCAATTAACCATCAGGTAACCGAACAGCAGTTGCAGCGCGAGTTTTCTGGCGTGGTCGATGATCAGGATCGAAAAGCTCTCGATGCTCTCGAAGATCCTCGCCAGCGCTTTTCGATGTTCGCCGACTGGGAGTTCAGCGCGAAACAGTTGGAAGACCAGCTTCGCCTGATGTGCTTGCCGATCTCATCGGCTACCGATGAATTGATTAACTCGTTCAAAGGTTTCTTCATCGCAAAACCCGATACCCGTGACAACGCCGCCGGTTGGTGCCACCGCCTTGCCAAGTGGATCAAGCGTGATCGCGCTGTGAAGTCCGGTGACATTGAGGAAGAGATGGATGCGACCGGTGATTGGACCGCTAAAGGGGTTCGGATATGAAATCTGCACGCGATCTTATTGCCAAACGGCAAACCGACCCTACCTACGTGCCGATGTCCGACCCAGTAGTGGCCGAGGTTGATCCATCGACCAAAGCCGTCATCGACGATTTGTTCCTACGTCTTCGCGGTGCTTGTGGTGCATGGCGCCAGTCTTGGCCGACTGAGGCCGTAATGAACGCCTCGAAGCTTGAATGGCTCGGCGAGTTCATGCGCTCCGGGATCAACCGGATGGAGCAAATCGACCACGGCATGCGCGTCCTGAGTGCGAGTAAGTCTGCATTTGTTCCGGCGCCCGGCGTTTTCGTCAGCTGGTGCTTTGCCCCTGAAGGGTTGGGATTGCCGAGCGTCGAAAAGGCGTACGCCCAAGGTCTTCGCAACTGCCATCCCGCTATGCGTGATTCGGCCAAGTGGATGCACGCTGCTGTCTACCACGCTACTGCGGCCGCTGGTTTTCATGGCCTGCCATTGCTCTCGCGTGAACTTGGTTTGGCGAGCTTCGAGCGTCACTACTTGGCCCAGTGCAGGAAGATCTGGAAAGGTGAACCGCTAGGCTCTATCCCTATTGCTGAACTTGCTGCGCCTAAGCCTGATCGCAACCCCGAAGTGGGTAACACCGCTTTGGCCAACTTGCGCGCGATGCGTGCGGGGAGGGCAGAACGTGTTTGACCGTCGCCTTGCTGTACCCGAAATCGATACCTATCGCTTCGCAGTGTTCTGCTGCTCGTTCAAGGTTGATTTGAGTTCGCCACCTGATCACGCGCTGGCGCTGTTTGCCGACGAGGCCATGGCCAAGCGGTATGGCTCGTGGATGTGGCCGGGGACCTATGAAGTCATTGACGTTGTGACGGGGAAGCCTTCATGCGAGTGAGCTCGAAGAAGCTTCGCGCCTCGGCCAATGACCAAGAGTGCACCGTCCGGATGCCAGGCATCTGCAATCACAATCCAGAAACCACCGTCCTCGCGCATCTGCCTTGCGGGCAGAAGGGCATGGGCATGAAAGGCTTTGACACCGTGGCGGTGTACGCGTGCAGCGCTTGCCACGACGTGATCGACGGCCGCGCCGCTGGCGAGATCGACTGGCAGGACGTGCCGCGCGCCATCGCCGAAACCCACGAAGCCCTGATCAGGGCTGGAATTCTCACCGTGAAGGGGGCCGCATGAGTACCGCCGCGGTGAAGATCACCGAAGCTGAGATCAAGCGCCAAGTGGCCGGCACCGTACAGGACGTACGCGACATTGAGAATAAGGGCCTGTACCTGCGCTTCAACAAGGCTCGAACCGGTGGCTCGTGGTACCTGGTGTTGAAGGGCAAGTGGAATCCCATCGGCACGTTCCCCGAGCTGACTCACAAACAGGTTGTAGCGGCGCTGCCGTCGCTTCGGCTGCGTTTGGCCGCCGGGGAGGGCGCGAGCCTGTCGAAGTGGAACGCTGTTGGCGAACTGCTGGACTGGTTCGCTGATCGCATGTCGCGCGATCGTAATCTGTCGACCAAACGCAAAAACACCGGCGCCTCGATCATCAAGTGCCACCTGAAACCGCGCCTCGGCGAGCTGCCCCTGATCGGTATCGATAAGGCTGCTCTCGACACCCTGCTGATGTGGCCGCTGCAGGAGACGGTTTCCATCGACTACGTGCGTTCCGCGTTCCAGCTGTTGGCCTTGTCATTCCGGCAGGCGGCCAAGCTGGGGTTGATCACGCCCAACCCGATGGCAGCGATCCGGTTCAACGACTTCTCTAAGGCAAAGGTCGGCATCAAGCCGTCCCGTCTGCGCGGCGTTCAGTTGGAAGGCCTGCTCGGGCAACTGGCCGAAGTCATGAGCACCGCGCCGCTGGATTCGATGCTCGCACTGATGATGCTCTGCCATGGGACGCGGATCGGTGAAACCCGTATGGCGCGCTGGTCGCACATCAGCCTGGCCGAGCGCGAATGGTTCATCCCGGCCGAGAACACAAAAACCGGTGTCGAGCATCACCTGCCCCTGACCGAGCAGGTTTGCAAGCTGCTGACCCGGTACCGAGAAGGTCAGTACGCTCGAGGCTATGACGGCCAATGCCTGTTCCCGGCGCGCAATGGCAAGGCGTTGGGCGAGGCTCAGGGCTGCGCTGTATTTCGTCGGTTGGGGCAGGGCGAGTGGACCAGTCACGACCTGCGCAAGGTGGCCCGCACCGGTTGGGCAGACCTTGGTATCGATCACCTGATTGGTGAGCTGCTGATCAACCACGCGATGGGCCACAACGTGAAGGTTTACATCCAGTCGGACGTGATGAGCCGCAAGCGTGACGCCCTCGAGCAGTGGCACGCGCATCTAGATCAGAAAGGCTTTTCGGCTATTCACGGATTGACCGGCTTTAGATTTGAAGATTCTGGTAATCCGCTGCAAACCACAGAACATAAGTCCCGCAAGGCCATTGAAGAAACAACCATAGGCGAGGTTTCAAAACATGCAGAAAAGGCCAGTGCCTAGCTTTAAGCGGGAACGGATCGAGCTGGAGCCTTGCTCGATCTGCAAGGGAAAAGCGGTTGTAAAAGGACTGTTTTATGAGCTGGTTTGTGCTGATTGCAACGGCTCAGGTTGGGTTGTTTGGGGTAGCAAACTGGTGCTTTCTTCGGACGAGTTGGTCACCCAATTGAGTTTCAAATTACAAAATGCTCAGCGTGAAATTTCTGCACTGAAAGGCTTGCCGCTAAAGAGCGAGCCACAGAGCCAATACGAACGAGTTAACCGCCTAGGGGCGGGCGGCACAAACTACACAGGGGATTGAAAAAATGATGATTCGTAAGCCGGCTGGGCGACCATTGGGTGATACCGAATACCTGCTTGAGCAGTGGGGATGGTGGAGAATGGATGGAACGGGGGTGCCTAGTTATATATCCCCTACACTCGCATTGATGCGCCAGGCGCTTCCTCAAGTTACATCAAGCAAGAGTTATTGCATCACTGATGACTTGGCTTTAGCAATCGACAAAGCCGTTGCCAAACTCACACACCGAGATCAGCAAATGGGCGACATTATTTGGCTTTATTACGGTAAAAAATGGGCAATGGTGAAAGTCGGAAAGCAGTACGGGATCAGTGAGGGTAAGGCGAGGGAGTTAGCTAGGGCTGGAGCCGCTTGGGTTGACTGTGTCCTAAGTGATATCCGAGAGGCGGCCTGAATCACGAGCTGCCGAGAATACTCGGCAGCTCGTTAACCCTTAGTTTGGAGAACCTGAACCGTTTTTCTTGTTTTTCTTTTCTATTAATTTTTTGTTTTGAACCTGCTGTGTTATCTGTTCTACTTTTTCTGAAATGATCAGATAAAGATTAGTGGAAAACATGCCGACTAATATTGCAACGAACGCCATTGTATAAAAGTCATGCGCAGAGCTTATGGCACGCTCAGAGGCAACATTGGCTTTCTCGAGATGGGGAGCGATTATTGAGATTAGAACGCCACTTTTGATTCCGATCCATGAAAAAGTCGCCATCAGACCGGAAGAGATTAGAAGGTTGCCTTTTAGCTCGGGCTTAATGGTGGCAATTAGTATCCTTGCAGAGGCGCCGACTATGCCGAGCAAAAATGGTACTACTAATAAAATAATTGCATTTAAGGCTTGGTTTACAACGAGAAGGGTTTCTTCGTCGATTTTGTAAATCGACGGATTGCCCATGGAAACGAACATTAAGATCATTAGCGCGGTTACGATCACGCTAAATGTAAACATTGTTCTTCGAAATTCTTCGGATTTTTTGTGACGGGCGATTTCCTGGATTTCGTGCTTGATACGGATTTCAGCCATTGTTTGCCGAAATCTCAAGTCCGACTCTAACTCGCTCATATCCGGAGAGGATTTTTGTTCTTTTTCCGACTCCTTAGCTGGCTCGGCCTGTTTAGGTGGTTCTGTCTTGGAGGAGTGTGCACTTTCGGAATTAGGGAAATCGGTGATATTGCTTTCTTGTTGAGGGTCTTTATCGCTCATAGCTAATCCGTATTCGTGTTTTTTCAATATTCCATTACAAATGGTTTTAGAAACCACCTGATGCCGAACCGCATTATGACTGTTTTCCGCGCGGAATAGATGTGTTTTTATATCAGCGTGAACTGCTGTGAACGCAGCGAGACGCTTTCGAAAACCGGCTAATGAGTCAGGTTTTTTGTACCTACTTACAGGCCCCGCCATTGAGCGGGGCTTTTTCGTTTTCGGCCACATGCCTGCCTCTTTGCTCTGCGCGGATGACAGTGACATGGAGGCCGAACCTATTTGAGGACTACAGATGAGCACGGAGCAACAAGCTCTCGCGGATGTGCCCCTTTGGCTTTTGATCTTGCTGAGCATGGCGGGCCTGTCGGGGGAAATGCTGAGGGCGTCAGGTAGCGACCTTGGTCTTCGGCAAATTCTGCAACGGGTAGCTTTACGGTTTCTCGCATCCGGTCTACTGGGTATGGCTACGCTGCTGCTCGCAATGGCGCTCTGGAACAACCTGTACCTGGCCGCCGGACTGGGCATAGTCATTGCGGTGATTGGTGCCGATGTAGCCGGTGGTTTATACACCCGGTTCTTGGCAAAGAAGGCAGGCATTCAAATCGACGAGTAAGCCGCTGACAATCAAATACTCCAAGGAGATCGGCCAATGCAGGTCCGCGTGATAGGCGATAACGTGAAGGAGTTGTGGGTCAAAGGTGAGACCCGACCCGGAGCTGAGATCGCCGGGGACCCTGGGGTTATTCGAAGGGTACGGGGTCGGAAACCCGCGGGAAAGCGTTAGCCACAGGGCTGGAAAGTTAGTTGACAGTGGTTGACAGGTTGACAAGAAATTCTGTGTTTCCAGCGACAGGGTTCGCGTGATCCAAACAGTGTTTTGTAGTGAAGTAACCCCCGGTTCTATTGGGCTGTATAGCCTTTTCGTGCCTGTTCATTTTCTTAAACAGCAGCCCCGGCGCAATGGTCGGAAGGCCTGTCAACTAAGCCGGGTTAGTTGACAGGCTTAACAAGCCACGACGATGGAGGCCGCATGGCTTTTGTAACTCGCAAGGAGTACTGCGAGCTGAAGGGGTGGTCGAGGCAGTACGTCGGCAAGCTGGTCAAGAATGAACGACTGGTTCTGAATGCTGCCGGGAAGATTGATGTGGAGGCCAGCGAGAAGCTTCTGGCCATGACGAGCGACCCGAGTAAGGCCGCCGTCGCCGCTCGACATGAGCGCAATCGCCCGAAGCGGAGTGATCAGCCACCGCTGGAAATAGTCATCGCAGACTTTGTAGATGACCCCTCTGGTCAGGTACCCGACTTTCAAAAGTCACGCGCTCTTCGTGAGCACTACCTGTCGCTTCAGGAAAAAAACAACTTCCTTAAAGCCCAAGGCACCTTGGTAGAGCGCAAAGCGGTCGAAGATGCGGCCTATAACGCCGGTCGCTTACTGCGCGATCTTTTGCTTGGAATGGCGCCACAGCTATCGCCTGAACTGGCCTCGCTGTCTGATCCATGGCAAATCGAAAAGCGTCTGACGGCCGCTTTACGACAAACACTGGAAGATGCTGAGCGGCTGTCTACAGCAGATCTCGAACAAGCCATTACCCCGAGCTAACCCTATGTCCTTAGAAATGTCGAACGGTGCGACGGTGTACCGCGAAGCGTATTTCCGTGGGCAGCGACCAGAGCCAGATGTCTGGATTGATCAGTGGGCCGACGAGTACATGCGCATCCCGCGCGACACGGGTGCGGCCGAGCCTGGTCAATACCACACTTCGCGCACCCCTTATGCGCGTGAGCCGATGCGCTGTCTGTCACCTGCCCACCCGTGCAAGCGGGTGGTAACCATGGTGGCTTCGCAGTTGATGAAGACGCAGATCGCCTTGAACTGGATCGGCGGCCTGATCCATATGGCCCCGTCCAACATCCTGACGTTGTTGCCCAGTCTGGGGTTGGCCAAGCGGGTATCGTCGCGGATTGGTAAAACCATCAAGGCCACGCCGGTGCTGCGTGAGCGCGTGGCGTCCAACCGCTCGCGGGATGCGCGCAACACCATGGACACCAAGGAGTTCGAGGGTGGTTCGCTGTACATCACCACGGCCGGTTCTGCGGCCAACCTGGCGGAGCTTTCCGCACGCTACATCTACGGCGACGAGGTTGATCGCTGGAGTGTGGACGTGGGCGAAGAGGGCGACCCGGTCGAGCTGGCCGAGACTCGCGGTAGTACTTTCGGCCGTAACGCCAAATTTTATTTTTCCAGTTCGCCGACGGTCAGGGGGGCGTCCCGGATCGCTGATCTGTTTGAGGTCAGCGATCAGCGTTACTACTACGTGCCGTGCCCAACCTGTGAACACATGCAGGTTCTGGAGTGGGAGCGTTTGCATTACTCGGCGGATTTTCAGGTTGTGCATTACCAGTGTGCCGGCCCCGACTGCGACGTACTGATCGAGGAACGCTATAAGGGCGAGATGCTGGCGAAAGGGGAGTGGCGAGCACACACCCAGGGCGATGGCGAAACCATTGGTTTTAACTTGAATGCGTTGTACTCGCCGCCCGGCTGGACCGGTTGGGCCTCGTTGGCCAAGCAATTCGAGAAGGCTAAAAAGGCTCAGGCCAAAGGCGATCTGGAGCCGATGCAGGTGTTTTACAACACCCGTCTGGCCAAGGTCTGGGATAGCGCTCAGGAGCAAACCTCAGCCGGTGTGCTGATGGATCGGGCGCGACTGGAAAACTACGGGCTTGGCTCAATGCCCGACGGCGTGTTGATGCTGACCGCTTCTGTTGACACCCAAGCCAACCGCCTGGAACTGATGGTGATGGGTTGGGGCGCTGGCATGGAGCGCTGGGTGGTCGACTTTCAAGTGGTCTCCGGCGACCCTGCCGATGAGCGCACCTGGGTGGCGCTGGACGAGTTACTCAAGGCCCGTTACCGACACCCTTGTGGTGCTGAGCTGATGATCATGGCTACTGCGGTCGACTCCGGTGGTAACCATACGGATGAGGTCTATCAGTTCTGTCGTATGCGCCGCTGGCGCAGCGTGTTCGCCATCAAGGGGGCGAGCAAGCGGGGCCGGCCGGTGATCGCGCAGCGACCTTCGATGGTCGACGTGACATGGAAGGGCCTGACTGAACGGCATGGCGCCGAACTATGGATTGTCGGTACCGACACGGCGAAGGACTGGATCTACAACCGCTATGCATTCGACACCGGCCCGGGAGCGCTGCACTTTGCCAACGACCTGCCGGATGACTTTTTCGCCCAGTGTGTGGCTGAGCGCAAAGTCACCCGTTACGTCAGGGGGCATAAACGCATCGAATGGACCAAGGGCAAGGCCGAGCGCAACGAAGCGCTCGACCTGTTGGTTTACAACCTGGCCATGGCCCATTACCTCGGCATCAATCGCTACCAGGATCACGATTGGGCTCGGATTCGGCAGGCGGTCATCCAGTCGGCTTCGGGCGATAGTGGCCAACCCGTTCAGAGCGAGCGGCTCAGCCGGCCAGTCGAAACACCGGCCGCACCACAGGCGCCGCAACCAGCCGTGAAATCACGTCCGGCAGCCGCTCCCCCACAACGCCGCAGCTCCACCAGTGGCTACCTGAAGAGACGCTGATATGTCATTTACGAAAAAGCACCTCGACGCGGTTGAGGCGGCCATTGCTCGCGGTGAGAAAACTGTGCGCTACACCGACCGTACCGTGGAATACCGCACGGTCGATGAGCTGCTCAAGGCGCGCGAAGAAATACGCTCGTCGCTGGCCAGCGCCGCCGGGCCACGTTCGCGCGTGGTTCGCCTTTATCACGGAGGCAAGGGACTTTAATGGCCCGACATTTTCCGACGTTGACCCGTAACGGCTTTGTGCTGCCGTCCAACATCAAGGCCAGTTACGAAGGCGCTGGTGAAGGCCGCCGATCCGCTAACTGGGACGCTCCCGACAACGGGATCAACAGCATCAACACCCCGGCACTGCGCAATTTGCGGTCGCGCTCCCGGGCAGCGGTTCGCAATGACCCGTATGCCTTCAACGTCATCGACAAGCGCGTCAGCAACCTGATCGGCACCGGCATCACCCCTCGGCCAGCGACCGATGATGATGCCCTGCGCAAGCTGCTGCAGGAGCTGTGGAGCGATTGGGTTGATGAATCTGATGCGGATGACCGCACCGACTTTTACGGCCAGCAGGCGCTGGTGGCGCGCACGGTGGAAACATCGGGTGAATGCTTTGTTCGCTTGCGTCCTCGCAGTCGGGACGAAGGCTTGGCGGTTCCGCTGCAGTTGCAGATTCTGGCGCCGGAGTTCGTGCCGCACGACAAATTCGAGAGCACCAATAACGGCAACGTCATCCGCGCCGGCATCGAGTTCACGCCCGGCGGCAAGCGGGTAGCTTATTGGATGTACCTGTCGCACCCGCGTGATGCGGCCTCGTTGAACGCCGGCTACAACCAGCTAGTGCGCGTCCCGGCCGCGCAGGTGCTGCACATCTTCGAACCGGTCGAACCTGGCCAGTTGCGCGGTGTGCCGCGACTGTCGCCGGTTCTGAAACGGCTGCGCAGTCTGGACAACTACGACGACGCGGTGCTGTTCCGTCAGGAGGTGGCCAACCTGTTCGCCGGTTTCATCAAACGCCCGTCGCCTGACTCGGGTCCGGCTCCACGCGATCCGGTCACCGGCGCGTTATTGGATCTGGACCGCGACGGCTTCACGCCCATGGTTGCACTCGAACCCGGCACCATGCAGGAACTCGGTCCGGGCGAAGAGGTGGAATTTTCCAAACCGCCGGACGCGGGCAACAACTACCCGGACTTCATGCGTCAGCAGTTGATGGCTGCAGCGGCGGGTAGCGGTACGCCTTACGAGATCCTCACCGGCGACATGCGCGGAATCAACGACCGAGCGTTACGGGTGGTGCTCAACGAGTTTCGGCGCCGCCTGGAACAACTGCAATTCAGCGTGTACGTCCATCAACTTTGCCGCCCGGTGCGGGCCGCGTGGATGGACATGGCGGTGCTGTCGGGTGTTCTGGTGCTGGACGATTACGCACAGAAGCGCCGCCAGTACCTTCGCACTCGCTGGGTGCCGCAAGGCTGGGCCTATATCCAGCCGGTTCAGGACGTGCAAGCACGAGCGATGGAGGTGAGAGCCGGTTTTTCGTCGCGCAGCGAGATGGTCCTGCGTACCGGCTACGACGCCGAAACGGTTGATCTGGAAAACGCCGCCGATCTGGCGCGCGCCACCTTATTGGGCCTCAACTACAACACCCTTGATGCCGTCGAAGACACCGACGACAAGGAGCAACCATGAGCAAGAGCGCGAAACCGCGTATTTACAACCGCGCCGGCAAACGCGTCGAGGTCAAGGACAAGACTTGGTACGCCGTTCATGCCAGCGGCGAGTCCACCGAGCGAGTGATCGAAGTCTTTGTCTATGGCGAGATCGGCGCGTGGGGCATCACTGCCAATCAGTTCGTGCAGGATCTGCGCGCCATGGACGACGGTGTGTCGCCGGTGGTCGCCGCGTTTAACAGTATCGGCGGTGACCTGTTCGACGGGCTGGCCATGCACAACGCGCTGTCGCGGCTGGGCGAGCGCTGCACCGGCCGGATCGATGCACTGGCCGCGAGTGCGGCCAGTGTGGCCGTGTGCGGCGCACACCGCGTAGTAATCGCGGCCAACGCCATGTTGATGATTCACAACCCATACACCTATACAGGCGGTAGCGCTGAGGACTTCCGCCGGGTTGCTGATGTATTGGATCAGACCTTGGAGGCGATCATCGCGGCCTATAAGGCCAAGGCGCCCGACATTGATGACGCCGAACTGCGGCGAATGGTTGATGCTGAAACTTGGCTGACCGCCAACGAAGCGGTGGCTTTGGGGCTGGCCGATGAAGTGGGCGACGGCGTCAAGGTCAAAGCCTGTCTCGGTCAAGGCGCGGTGCTGCAACGATTCCAGAACGCACCGGCTGATTTGCTGGCCCAGCTCGACGAACCACCTGAAGCGGATCCTGATCTTGATCCTGTCGATCCGCCGCTGGTGCCGCCAGTAGTCGACTCGGCCAAGTTGGCATTGATGGTCACTCAGCGCTGCACGGCGGCGGGCATCAGCAACCTGGTCGAGCCGCTGCTCAAGTCAACCCAACTTGAAAGCGAAGAGATCGTTTTAGCCGGTCTGGCGCGCGCCAAGGCGGTAAACGACCTCTGCGTGGCTGCGCGGCTGCCGGAATTCAGCGCCGAGTATGTCGCTGCAGGTCTGGACGAGGCGGCGGTGCGGGCGCGTCTGTTCGACAAGATTGTCACCAGCGGTAAGGGCTTTGAAATCGACAACAGTCTGCCGCTGGCGGACGACCTGGCGCCCAAGGTGCTGGCCAAACAACCTGACCCCAACTCGATTTGGGCTGCTCGCCAAGCGGCCCAAACTGGAACCGCGCAAAGCGCGAAAGGAGCAAGAGCATGACCATCAAACAGGAACCGATGCACGCGGGTGAATTCCTGCTGTCCGAAGGCGCCGGCAATATTTCGCGTGAAGCGATCAACGTCGCGGCCGGTCCAGAGTTGTGGCCCGGACAAATCCTCGGACTGGTGACCGCCTCCGGCGAATTCGCACCGTACGAACCGACGGCAGAGGACGGCACTGAAAACGCGGTCGCCATTCTGTACGGCCCGCTCGGTGAATCCGATGTGGTGCGTCGCGGTCGCGCCGTGGTGCGGTTGGCCGAGGTCAGCGAAGCGCACCTGACCGGTCTGGATCTGGCCGCCGAGAAAGCACTCGCCACCCATTTCGTGATCGTCCGCTAAGTCGATCCTTTTTTTGTATGCATCCCGCCGCGTGCGGGATTTTTCGTTTCTGGAGAGTACCCATGGCCGATATCGCCATTTTTGAAGACGAAGCGTTTACCGTTACCTCGCTGACCGCTGCACTCAATGATCAACCCTACCTGCCGGGCCGCATCAGCGCCTTGGGCCTGTTCCGCGAGGAGGGCATTACCACCCTGACCGTGCAGATTGAAAAGGACGGTGACACCCTGGCACTGGTGCCGGCCGGTGAGCGCGGTGGTTCTGGCCTGGTGGTTGCAGCGAGCAAGCGCAACCTGATCCCGTTCAACACCGTGCACCTGCCGGAGCGCTTCACCATAAAGGCGGACGAGATCCAAGGCATCCGCGCCTTCGGCACTCGGACCGAGCTGCAGGCGGTACAGGACGTGGTCAATGCACGCCTTGCAAAGGCGCGTCGTCAGCTGGACGCAACCCATGAGTTCCAGCGCATGGGTGCCCTCAATGGCCTGATCCTTGATGCCGATGGCCAAACCCCGCTGTTGGACATCTATGCGGCCTTCGGTGTGCAGCGTCAGAAGATGTCCATGGGGCTGACTGAGGCCGGTACCGAGTTGCGGGTTAAGTGCGGTGAGGCGCTGGACATGCAGGAGGACGCGCTGGGCAGCGTGACCAGTACCGGTTCGCGCGCTTTCTGCGGCAAGAACTTCTGGAACAAGCTGATCGTTCACAAGTCGGTCAAAGAGACCTACCTCAACAGTCAGCAAGCGGCAGCGCTGCGTGGTGACGCCCGGGAAAGTTTCGAGTTCGGCGGCATCATCTGGGAGCGTTACCGTGGCAAGGTCGCCGGCGTTTCCTTCGTCCATGACGACAAGGCGCTGCTGGTTCCGGAAGGCGTGCCCGATCTGTACATCTCGGTGTTTGCACCGGCCGACTACATGGAGACGGTCAACACTCAAGGGATCCCGTACTACAGCATGATCGAGCCGCTGCCTTTCAACAAAGGCATGGCCGGTGAAGCTCAGTCCAACCCGCTGCACCTGTGCACTCGACCGCGCGCCCAGATCCTGCTGGAACTCTGACCGTGGGCTTTCGCGATCTGATCGCCGAGGTCGACGCGGTGGTGTTCGAAACGCTGGGCGACACCGCACGGATCGAGGGTCGCGAAGAGCCAGTGCTCGGCATGTTTGCCGCGCCCTGGCTGCAACCCAAGTTCGGCAAGCTCAACACCGGGTTGCGTGAGCCTCGTTTCGAGATCCGCGTCAGCGATTCGCAAGGTCTTGAACAGGGCATGCTGGTCAGCGTTGACCTGCCTGCCTTGGATGGCGGCGGTGACTACGATCTGATCCAGCTCGAACCGAGCGGTGACGGGCTGGTCGCCCTGATTCTGAGGTTGCGGCCATGAGCGTCGGCAGCTATTTCAAACCCTCGGCCGGGGGCGGGATGATCTCTATCCAGTCCTCGGCCGCAGATTTTCAGGCGTTCCAGGACTTTGCCAAGGTGGTGCCGAAAGCGGCCGCTGCGGCGCATCGACGCGCAATCAACAAGACGTTGGGCTGGTTGCGCACGCACATTGCCCGAGCCGTCAGCCGGTCAGAGCGCATTGCTGTTGCAGCGGTGCGTCAGCGGTTGCGCAGCTATCCGGTTTCCGGCGGTGCCGCGAGCGGCAAACTGTGGTTCGGTTTGAACGCCATCGAATCCAGCCGGATCGGCCGGGCGCGGCAGACCGGGAGCGGTGTGTCGGTGGCGGGGCGGCGTTATGAAGGTGCCTTTCTCAAGAAGGTCTACGGCAACAAACCCGACATCTGGATCCGCACAGCCAGCAAGCATTTCAACGGAGACGACTACCCGGACAGCACGGTGTCCCCCGGTCGCGGGCCGAGTTCGGGTTGGGTCGCCGAAAACGGTAGTCGTTTCCCGCTGGCTAAAGCCAAGGTGTCGCTGGAGCAAGCCCGGCCGCATTTCGACAGCTGGGTCAAAAAGGCAGATGAGCGTCTGCTGGAGATTCTCAAGCAGGAACTCAACTTTGAGCTGCAGAAGTACCTTAAGAGGATCGGCAATGTCTGAAGAACCGTTCAGCCTGGACCAGCTTTATCGAGCGGTAGAACAACATCTGCGTACCCACTTGCCTGGCGTACAGGCCGTCACGGCCTGGCCAGACATTAAGGATCGCGTGTCGCTGCCAGCGGTGTTTCTGGAGGTGGCCGAGATCGAGCCGGGTACCGATATCGGCACCGGCGAAACCTCGCTGGTCTGCAAGTTCGAGGCTCGGATCATTGTTGACCCGATCAAGGCGCACCATCATCAACAGGCCGTGCAATTGGCGACGCAGTTGGCGGTGCTGCTGCGTTCGCAGACGTGGGGGTTGCCAGTTGAACCCGCCGAGTTTGTGCAATCGCTGCAGGACTGGACCCAACCGCACCTGGATGGATACACCGTGTGGCTGGTGGAGTGGACTCAGCAAGTCTATCTCGGCCCGGAGGAATGGCTCTGGCCTGACGAGCCGCCGGGCACGTTGCTCATTGGATTCAACAACGACGCCAAAGAGGACTTTGTCCCTGCGGAGGGTGTGTGAGTGGCTACGCGAGCGCCCAGCACGACCGGATGCTCGCCGGGGTGGTCAAGGCTTGCTATGTGGTCGCGCTGGATCTGTCCGCTTCGCCGCCGGTATGTCGCGTGTCGGATGGCAGTGAATGGGTCAGCGCCTGGGTGCGGTGGCACAGCATCGCGGCGGGCAAGGCCAGACACTGGCGGGCGCCGTCCATGGGCGAGCAGGGCAGTTTGATCAGTCCCAGCGGTGACGTGTCACAAGGCACGTTTGTCCCGGGCTTGTATGGCAATGCCGGGCCGCCGCCAGATAATCGCGACCATGTCGAGGTCTGGCGTTTTGATGATGGCGGCTCGCTGGTCTACGACTGGCAGGCCAAGTCTTACACCATCACCCTGCCGAGTGGCACGGTGGCGATCAAGGTCGGCGGCACGGACGTCGTCGTTACGGATAACGCGGTAACGGTGAAGTCGGGAACGATTGATCTTGAAGCGACCGTGAATATCAAAGGGCCTGTCAATATCGACGGCGCGTTATCCGTAACGGGCAACATCGACGGCGCTGGCAACATCATGGCCGTCGGCAACAGCGACAACCACCACAAGCATTAACCCAAACATTCATCCAGCCCGCCAAGTGCGGGCTTTTTCATGCCTGGAGAACCACATGGCCAAGATCGATACGACCTCAACCGATGCGCAAACGCCCTCGGAACCGGCATTGTCATCCTCAACTTATTCATCGCCTGAGTCCTTGAAATTCCGCGACAAGCTCTACACGTCGCGACTGGTGATCGTGCCCGGTACCGACCGTTCCTATTCGGTGGAGAAGGCGACGGTCGTGGTGCCAGCCTCCGACATCGAGGCGGTCAAGTTCCTGAAAGCCAGCGAAGAATACGAGCCGTTCAAGGAGTGA